TAGAGAGTCCACTGGGTGAAATGAAGTTGAGAACTTAGTTATATGTTACAAGGCGTGACAAGTAAAGTTTTTTCTTGACACGATTTGCGGCAGAAATCTGCGAAATAAAGTTCTTGTAATGTTTTGGTAAGAATGTTATAAGAACATTAAATGAGGATGGTGCAACATTCTCAGAGTATGGCTGAACAACTGTAACAAGGTAGTAAGGCACAGTCTTCACAAGGTATGGTCGCATGACTGAGGGTGTGAGGGTTGGTACTGAAGTACTAGTTAAGCTAGAACAGTTTGACTTGTCGGGAAAAGGTTGGGGGTAGTCAAAGAATCCCCCTACTCACTGAAGAAGGAGAAATAAATGATGAGTCAAAAAGCAATACACACCTGGTTAAATAAATCTAACAAAGGTGACAAAATAACATATTACCGTGGTTACTTATGTGACCCTTTTCTGCAGCCAATAGCACCGACGAATGATCGTGACCGCGTAAGAAAATTAGGCAACGCAGTATACAAAATGGCAGACGCCGGTCTGTTATTGTTAGTACAAAAGAAACACGCAGATTTTGATTACGAATACATTGCGGTGCGCAAATGACTTGGGCACTGTTTTGGTTTTTATTGATACCTATAAAATTGTATGTCGCTTTTTACCTATTGATATGGATATATAAAATATTTATGTACACGGTAGGATTATGAGCGGTCCAGTAGTTAAAATGGTCAGCGTACATGACGAGTTAAAACGTGCACAAGATGCATTTTATAGTTCTATGTTTGACGGTGACGAAATAGAAATGTTGCAAGCACATGCAGCTGTTGGTTATTACGAATCAATGGAAGGCACAACTTGCCCAGAGTACCCAGGATTTTAGATGAAGAAAAAATTAGATACACCAGAAGAAAAAGCACACGCCGAACTGCGTGACGCTATAATAAAAGAACGCCCACAAGAATGGGACCACATACAACGTGAGCGACAAAAAATACGTGAAGCAAGAGCTGAGGTCGCGTTAGCGGAGGCAGAGATGAATCCTACTGACCCTACAGTGACATTTACACAGCCTACAGAGGGCACATCAATTGGTGGCATGAAAAGTTTTCATGTAGAAAAAGGCGAAGAGCGTCATACTTACCAGATTACGACGAAACGTGAGATAACATTTAGTTACATGATTCGTGCTAAGAATGAAGAAGATGCAATGATTAGAACGTTATCTTTTGTTAGTAAAGATGGCAGTGGGCAACGAGAGGATCTTAAGAGACCCATGTATAATAGTAAACCTATGATACGTGAGTGGATAGAAAAAATAATTAAGCTTAGTTAGATGGATATTAACAATGTACCAATGGTGCGTGTGACGTGGATGGATGCCCGTGATACTGAGACTGGGTGGATTGATATAAAAGATATTATAGCTGCACCTTTAGCGACATGCCAAGAGGTTGGGTGGATGACAGTTAATAATGATGAGAAGATAGTGATCATGCGTTCGTGGTGCTTGGACCGGGACGATAACCATGGGGGTGGTGCTATTGCTATTCCAAAAGGATGGATAAAAAAGATAGAATATTTGAGGGTAACACATGCAGACGTACGAGATTAATTTATGGAAAGACAAAGTGGTAGTAGAGAAGATAGTAAAACAATTTGAGAGTGATGAAAAAGTAATGGAATATATAGCTAATAATTTTGACACTAGGCCAACACCAGAATATCCTGGCATGGATCCGGATAGAGGTTACATAAGACCAAAAGCTTCTGAATACATGATTACATGGGCACGTATACACACATATGTGCGCAAGAAAGGTCCAAAAAGAATAGAACTTACAGAAGAAGAAAGGGAAATACAAAAGACACTAGAAAGATCTATAACAAAAGAAGCAATAGATGAGTGGGGTAAAAGAGAAATGTTAAATGTAGTCCGTAAAGAATATTGGGCTCATCCAGATGCAACAGGTTTAGAAGAGAAAAAATAAGGTATTGGAGAAGTATTATGAATGACAAAAAAGGATTGACACCTAAACAAGCACATTTTCTTAGGGTATTGCAGGGTTTTATACACCAAAATGGGTATTCACCCTCTTATGAAGAGATGAAACAAATGAATGACATGAAATCAAAGAGTAATGTGCATGCCTACGTGCAAGCACTAAAAAAGCGCGGATATCTTGACGATATACCGTATTCTAAGAGAAGTATTGTCGTATTACCATAGGTATTGTATTGTGCGCTGGATGCTAAAAAGTTTTTTTGTTTTTTTATTTACCGGGATATGCCAATACCGTAATACCTTTTGCCAATTCTCTATATGGGATAAGGGATACCAGGTATTACGAAGGTATTACGAGTTCATGGTTAAAGAGTCAAATTATTGTATATTGGAGTTAAAATGAGTGAAAAAGACATATATAACAACAAGTTAAAGGAGATTGAAGAGAAGGTGGTCGGTAATACCATCCGTAATACTCGTGATATGGCATTAAAACACCCAAGGGGTGCTGATGGTCTGACAGATAGACAAAGAATATTTGTGGACATATATGTTGCTAACGAAGGTAGAATAACACCAACAGAATGTGCAAGACAAGCAGGCTATAAACCTGAACGTGCTGCAACAACAGCTTCTGAGTTACTAAATGTAAAGAAATACCCTAAAGTGGTACAAATAGTGAACAAAAAAAGAAATGAGTTGTACGAGACACACAAGGTAGAAATGAATAAGCATGTAACAGAATTGGCAAGACTACGTGAGAAGGCATTACAGGACAAATCACATAGTGCTGCTATAAATGCAGAACGGTTACGAGGACAAGCTGCAGGATTGTATGTAGAAAGAAAAGAAATTAGAACAGGATCTATTGACGATATGTCTAGAGACGATGTACTAAGACAATTAAAGGAGCTAGGATTAACAGGTGAGTTTAAAAAAGAAGGAGCCAACACAGTCTTATCGGTCGAAGAGAAATCCGATAGCAATGGACCTAAAGACATCACGCCAATACCATCAGAGAATCAAGAAGAGTAAGAAAAGTTATGCCCGCAAAGACGGAAACAAATTTTTGGAAGAGTTTAAAGACATGTTTAAACGATGGTAATTTTGTTGTGTCACGTATTGAGTCCTACGTTACGCCAGGTTTCCCAGATTGCGTAGTATTTCATAAAGACACAGGATTTTTTACACTTGAATTGAAGGTGCTTAAACGTAATAAAAATGGTACCACAACGGTACTAATTTCACCCCTACAAAATGCATGGCATGTCAAGCACAGTATGGCTGGCGCACCAGTATTTATTATGGTATACGACCCAGACACACGCACCGTAAACGTTTTTCACGGGGCACAAACTCCCAAACTCCGTCAAAAATCCACCCAAGGGCCAAAGTCCTTATGGCACGGTCAAGTCGCCCGGGCGCCCGCTGCGCTAATTCAGGTAATCCAAAGCTCGCAAACTCCCAAACTCCAGCAAAACCGCCAAAAATTATAGTTGATGTCCTCCTGCAGTTGACCAGGGCCCGCTGCGCCCGCTGGTCTTCAGGCTGGTAACTTCTGCCATTGACATGTGGATAACTTTATGCTATAATAGGGGCAGAAATAGAAACAAAGGAGTTATTATGGTATTACCAGAAGATAAATACGATCCAATAGTGGATGCGTTAAATAGAATCAACGAATCATTAGAAGAACAGAACGATACCTTGCGTAAGATATCACATCATTATGATAGTGTTGTTCCTGTCATGAAGCGAAATGCTGATAGAGTCGAAGAGGCACAGACAGATAACAGAAGTACACTAGACAAGATGTACGAGGTGTTTAGTAACTGAAAGTAGGCAAACTCCCAAACTCCGATAAGTACCACCCTCGCCTATAAGTGGGGGTGATATGGCTGAGCTGGCGCCCGGGCGCGATCCCGTTAACCTGAAATTTTTTTCTGCGGTTTTCCGCCATTATTTTTTGAGGCATGGCTTGACATACGCCTGAATTGGATCTATATTGAGGATAGAATGATAGAAAGTAGAGGTAAATATGGACTGACTAATGCTATTGATACCTGTAAAATTGGCAGTTTTCTGCCTTTTAGCATGGTACATACTAATATACTAAACAGCTGCGTAGCTGCAGCAGGAGATGCAGGTGCTGCCAGGCAGCAGGAGCTGCTGGAAACTCCAAACTCCTGGAACAACCAACCAGCATAATGTTGGCTGGTTGTCCACTAACTACACCGGGCGCGCCGGGGAACTGCTGAGATATGATATATCATAATAGAAAGAAATGGTTTGGTACTGCACA